TGACTAAGGTCTATGCACAAGAAGCGCCTCTCTACTCCACCCATCTTGGGGTGGCAGGTCGTGTTGACTGTGTTGGTATCTTTGATGGTAAACTATCCATCATCGACTACAAGACCTCTATGAAACCTAAGAAACTAGAATGGGTCAAGAACTACTTCATGCAAGAAGCTGGTTATGCTGTAATGTGGGAAGAACGTACAGGAATGCCGATTACTCAATTGGTTACCATCATCTCTGTTGATAACAGTGAACCTCAAGTGTTTATTGAACACCGTGACAACTGGGTGAATACTTTGCGAAATACCATAGAAAAATACAACGAGGAGCAAAATTCGACTTCCATTTTGTTATAAATAGTGGTATAATACACTTTTATAACTTATGGGATATCGATGTTACAGTTTAGTCAACTCAACGAAACTTCCTTAACTTTTGGGGAAATTGTGCGTCCTGATAGGGCGTATCGTGCTGACCTATTCATTACGAAATACAAATCTGGAGAACCCTTTGAGACTACTGGTGGTGATAAGGTAGTTCTTCAGTATGACCCCTCAGTAGAAAAGGCAATTCGCACTGGAAATAATAAAGGTCTACCTACCAAAGCACTCAAGACTCTGGATGGCCAAGAACTTACATTCGGTAAACTAAAGAAGACCGCAGAGTTTGGTGGTGGTCGTGGTTCTGGTGGTGGTTCAGATAACACTCGTGCAACCGAATCCGCACAATGTGTTTATGCACAATTGATGTGGGACAACCCCAATACAAAATTCTCTCCTGACGAACTCAAGTCTGCATTCCAGAAAACAAATACCGATGCCAAGTTAGACGAGATTCTACTGAATGATGACCAGTGGATTGCATCATCTATTAACGGTGCAAGGATTCTTCATAAAGTATTGAAGAAGAAACAGTATACATGGCATCGTGGTTCACAGTGGGTTTCTAAACTTGAAGAAGTATTCAAGAAACTCAATAGTGAAGAGAAACTATTCAGTAACGTAAATAAATGGACTCCCGCAGATATCTGGGCAGTCGCTCGTGGTGCAGAAAACAAATACAACATTCATGGTGCAAAAAGTTTCTCAGAACTTAACAATGAACTCTTGAAAGCATATGCCGCTCGTGATATAATGGGTATATCACTCAAGAAGATTGGGAAGAAACCTAAATTGTCACAAGTAAATTTCCGTGCGCCATTCGTACCACCCAAATTTATCAAACAAACCTTCGGTAAGAAGAACTTCTATGGTGCAAAGGACGGATACTTGTACGGGTCTGGTGGATTCCAGATTCAGTTCCGTACCTTTCCAACCTTCCAATGTGAGATTGTTGGTAAGAAAGCGAAACATGGTAAGGTGTCCTATGGTGGTATCAGTGATGCAATGAAAGATGCAACTGGTAGACCCCTGACAAATAAAAAGGTTGTTGAACAGATGTTGAAGAACAAACCCGATATGTTCTATGATAACTTCTGGAAAAACTATTCAATGACTAGTGAGAAAGATAGTAAAGAAACTCTCATGTCAAATCTACAGAAGAAAGACTTTGAGTGGAACGTATCTAAGTACATGGTATTGGAACTATTTACTGCAATCAAAGGTCGGGAACAACAAGTACTGGACTACCTAGTTCGTATCGCAAAGTCACAAACAAAGAACTCCGCTGTTCACTTGAAGGTGTCGTAATGAATTTTAATGATTTTATAACAGAACAGAAGAATACTCACATGACCCATATTGAGGATAAGGTTCTCTATGGGGGTGTGAATGGTACACGTCAAGCAATCAATGCACTACGTGAACTCCGTGATATGTTAGCTGGACAAACTGACTCTAAACTGTCAACCAAGTGGGACGGTGCTCCCGCAGTCTTCTGTGGTCAAGACCCTAGTGACGGGAATTTCTTTGTTGCGAAGAAAGGTATCTTTGCAAAGAATCCTAAAATCTATAAATCTGCACAAGAGATTGACGCAGACATGTCGGGTGACCTTGCAGACAAGATGAAACTTGCATTGAAACATTTACCAGAACTTGGTATCAAGGGTGTGATTCAAGGGGACTTCTTGTTTTCAAAACCAGACGTTAGTACCGATACCATTGATGGTCAGAAGTACACAACCTTTCACCCCAACACTATCATCTATGCAGTACCCTATGACCAAGCTGATGCAATCCGTAAGGCAAAGATTGGTATCGTCTGGCACACTACATATACGGGTAAAGACTTTGAGTCGATGAAAGCATCATATGGTGTAGACGTGTCGAAATTTAAGAGTTCTGTAAACGTATGGTCACAGGACGCAATGTTGCGTGACGTGTCTGGTGCGACCATGAACAAGAAAGAAACCGCAGAGGTAACCAAACATTTGTCCGATGCGGGTAAGATATTCAACAAGATATCTGGTTCCACCTTACGTGAGTTAGAACGTAATCAAAACCTTGCTCAACTTATTGAACAGTACAATAACACTTTTGTGCGGCAACAAATGGTCATTTCTAACACTAATGCACACGTAACAGGTTTAATCAAGTGGTTGAATGATAAGTTTCAGAAAGAAGCTGACAAACGTAGTACCGAAAAGGGTAAAATGGTTCAGTTTAAGAAACTAGAAGAGTTGATGAAGTTCTTCTCTACAAGAAACAAAAAGAATCTAGTTGCAATGTTTGATTTGCAAAAAAATATTGTTCTTGCAAAACTAAAACTTATAAATAAACTTAATAGCATAAGTTCAATTGACTCTTTCGTCCAGACCAAAAAAGGTTATAAGGTTAAGACGGGAGCTGAAGGATTTGTCGCTATTGATAAACTAGGTGGTGATGCGGTCAAGTTGGTTGACCGTCTAGAATTTTCGTATAATAACTTCAGTCCAGATATACTGAAGGGATGGGATAAACCAAAGAGGTAAACTATGGCTAAACCAATGAGCCTAAAAACATTTCTAAATGTGGACTACACTCAGACGGGTGATGAGTACCAAGCAACCAATGCAAAGAAGCGTAAGCGTGATATTGGGGCTGGAACTGACGCTGAGTATTCTTCAACGAATCCGCCTACAAAAGACGAGGCACTAACTTTACAACAACGTATGAAGTTATCTCGTTCTCTCAAAAAGAACAAAGCAAAAATTGCTATGGGTCGCAAACGTGCTGAGCGTAAAGTCGCTGATGTTGACACTTTAAAAAAACGTGCAAAGAAACAAGCACGTATGCAATTCTTTAAAAAAATCACTAAGGGTGTGGATAAGGGTGAAATGTCAATGGGTCGCAGAGCGTCCATTGAGAAACGCCTAGATAAGATGAAACCCAAGATTGATAAACTCGCAAAGAAATTACTTCCGAAGGTTCGTAAAGGTGAACTTGAACGGAAGAGAGGTGGAAACAAAAGTGATTAAAGATTTTAAATCCTATCTAGTCGAAGAGGCTAAAGAGGTTTATTTTACGTTTGGTAGAATGAATCCGCCTACGATTGGCCATGGAAAAGTATTAGATACCATTGCACAAAAGGCCAAGGGGGCAGACTGGAAGGTCTATGTCTCTCAATCTACTGGTGCAAAAGACCCACTATCATATTCTGACAAAGTAAAACACCTACGTAAGATGTTTCCGAAACATGGTCGTAACATCATGGTCGATAAGGGTGTGAAGAGCGTATTCGATATTGCTGCCAAGTTGTATGACCAAGGATACAAGAAAATCACTATGGTAGTCGGAGAAGACCGTCTACGTGAGTTTGATGTCCTGTTGAATAAGTATAATGGTAAGAAAGCACGTCACGGATTCTATAACTTCGAGTCTATCAATGTTGTGTCGGCTGGTCGTAGAGACCCTGATGCCGAAGGTGTGGAAGGTATGTCTGCGTCCAAACAACGTGCCAATGCCAAAGAGAACGATTACCAATCATTCACACAGGGTGTTCCGAAAGGAATGTCTGACCGTGATACTCGTAGATTGTTTAATGATGTTCGTAAAGGTTTAGGTCTCAAGGAAGAGCATTCTTTTAAACGCCACATCGAACTACCTAAAGTCTCTGACCTGAGAGAACAATTCGTTAAAGGTGAGTTGTTCGAACTGGGTGATACTGTTGTTATCAAAGAAAGTGATGAGGTTGGTACAGTATCAGTCCTTGGCGCTAACTATGTCATCGTAGAATGTGGTGACCGTAAAATCCGTAAGTGGTTAGACGCAGTAGAGTTGGTAGAGAAAAAGGCAGTCCAAGACCCTGATATCAAAGACAAGGAAGGTACTCAACCTAAGAAGTACTATGCAGGTTTAGAGAAGTCTACCAAGAGTAAGCGTGATGCACATTTCAAGAAACATGGTAAGAAGGCAGACGATGATGATTCCGCCTATAAACCCGCTCCTGGCGATAAGACAGCAAAAACGAAACCATCCAAGTACACCAAGCAGTTCAAGGACATGTATGACGAAGACTGTTGGGACGGTTATAAACAAGTCGGTATGAAGAAGAAGGGGAACAAGACTGTTCAGACCGAAGATGTGTCACAACAAGAACTTAATGACCTAGAGAAATTCGCAGACAGACTCCTCAACAAGTTCGATGTCGATATTGAATTCACAAGGCATTTCGCTGACCGTATGAATGACAAACGTAACAAACCCGCAATCACTGTGGCAGAGTTACAACGTCTGTTCAAGAAGATGGCCCAGAACAAGGGTAAGAAGATTAAGAAACACGGTAACAGTGAAGCTATTCTCAAGGACATGCAGTCCGACCTAAATCTGCCTGTGGTTATCAACTGGAAGAACGGTGAGTTCGAAGTTGTTAACAAAACAATAATGCGTAAGAAGGCATTCAAGTCACCTGACCCAGAACTCAAGTATGAAGGTATGGCATTCGACAAACTGAAGTCTATGACTGTCGGTAAGAAACAGTATCAAGACGCATTACAAGCCCTGAAGAAACTACTTGCACGTAAGAAAAAAGAGAGTGGTGGTAAACTAAGACACTCTACCCACTACTACGCCATGCAGATTGCCAAAACCTATAACAACATGAATGATAAAGTACTTCATAAAATGTTGGGTGAAGAAAGTGGTGCAGGCGAAGAAGGTACGGATAAACTTCTGAAGAAGTATAAAAAAGATACTCCGATGGAAGAAGACGCAGTTCAAGATGCAAAAGACCGTATCAAACGTGAGAAAGAACAAGATAAGAAGAAACACGATTCACTACTTGACCGTGCCAGACTTGCACGTGCAAGAACAAAAAATAGAAATACTAGACCCAATGAATAAATTCAATCAACATATTGAAGAAGGTGCGTTGGCTGATAAGTCCAAGAAGTCTGGTATATCTGTCGATACATTAAGAAAGGTTTATAATCGTGGTGTTGCAGCATGGAAGACTGGTCACAGACCAGGCACTACTCCCCAACAATGGGGATATGCTCGTGTTAATGCCTTCATAGTAAAAAAGAAAAAAGGTGGTCTGAACCACGATAAGGATTTAGCGTAATGAAAACATTAAAAGAACTCAGAGAAAAGACTCTGACTCCCGCAGAGAAAAAGAAACGGGAAGAGATTGCCAAGTCAATGGAGAAAGACAATCCTGACATGCCTATGGGCAAGAAGATGGCGATTGCTACTGCCACCGCAAAACGTGTCGCTGAAAGTGACTTCGAACCTCATATGATGTATGACCCGAAGACTGGTGAGTCCGAGAAGGCAGAGAAACCTGAAGACCATGAACGTCTGAAGAAGAAGGGTTATACTCACGAGAAACCAGAAGTTAAAGAATCCAAATCCGCAACACAGAGTGATGATGATTGGGTTGTAGTTGGAAAGGGTAGAAAACCTGTTCGGTTTTTGAAGAATCCCAAAAATAATAAAGCACCTCGCAACTGGCAAAAATCTTCTGATGAACAAGAAGTAATACGAGTGAGTAAAGCCAAGCAGATGGGTATAATTAAGAAAGAGTCAGTAGAACTTGAGGAAGCAAAGTCCTCATCTGGTTACGAACTCTATCACCGTGATTTCTCTGGTGCAATGCAACACGCATATGCACACGCAAAGAAGAAAGGTTTTACTGTAGACAAAGACGATATTGATTCCAAGGTTGCAATGGGGCCAAAGAGACCATCCAGTGGTAAGACTAATAGGTATATCCTAGATACCAACAAGAAACAAAAACTTCACGTACAGGTTGCGAACCTAGACAACAAACGATATGAGTTAAATATGTATATAGAATCTGTTGAATCCCTTGATGAGTCCGTCATCTCCGATGTCAAGGACATCGTTGCAAACAAACAAGCGAAGAAAATCCAAGGTGTTATGGTTGATATGTTCACCGCATCTGCTATCTCACAAATTTACGACAAAGTGAATGATGCGAATAAGGCGAAGATGGACAAGTTAAAGATTACTAAACTTGCTGACCTCGCAATGAAACTCATGAAGAGGGAAGATTTTGTCACAGAGAATACTCGTGCAAAGCGTGATGCCATGAGAGCCATGGGTAAACGTGGTAAAGATAGTGCTGATATAGATATGGATGCAACTGACGATGACCGCAAGGCAGCATCTAAAAATGTTCTTATGCAAATCCGTAAAGCGTCTGACCTACCTAAAGGCGGTGAGATTGAGTTCCCTGACAGTGGTAAGAAAGGTAAGATTTCACAGGATGACGCAAAGAAGATTTCTAAATTGTTTGACATATTGAAGAAACCACAGGACAAAGAAAAGTTTCAGAAAGTAATATCAAAAGACCTGAAAGGTATTCAGGCACTTTTAAAGAGGTTAGGACGATAAAATGTTTAAATCACATTATCTTGGAGACGGTACACTTGCAGAAGGGATTCATATCTCTCGTGGTGCAGTTGCACGAACCTCACACATCAACAAGTTTGGGTATAATGCTTCGGTAGGTATAAACTTTGAGACGGTTACTGACTTGGGTGGTGACCAATACTATCCAACAAGTGCGGGTGTAGTTTCTGTAGTATCTGATGATGCGAATGATGATGATGGTGACACTGGTGCAAGGACTGTTGAGATTCAAGGTCTTGATAGTAACTATGATGAAATCTCCGAAACTGTAACACTGAATGGTACAAGTGCGGTAACGACTACTGCATCATTTCTCCGTGTTTTTCGTGGCAAGGTTTTGACTGCTGGGTCAAGTGGAACAAATGAAGGTCTTATCACTCTGTCTATTGGTGGTAACAATGTCGCAAGGATTAGTGCGGCTAATGGTGGTCAGACACTCATGGCAGTGTACACTGTTCCTGCTGGTTGTAAAGCATATCTGATTAAGTTCCAAGGTTCATTAAGTAAGAATCAAGAAGCACAGTTTATGATTAGAACTAAGAATGGAACGACAGACGCTGCATGGCAAGTCAAATCTATGTTCGGTACATTTGCAAATACTGTAGGGTATGAGTATCCAGTGCCTCTAGAAATTACCGAAAAGACAGATATTGAGGTTCGTGTAAAGGCGGGTGCCGTTTCAGAAGCTGGTGCAATTTTTGACATAGTAAAAGTAAGTGATATCTAGTGAAAAGATTTAACGAACATTGTTGTGGAGGCGAGTCTACTCTGGTAGAGAATAATATATACCGTGTCGGTTCCGAGTCGTATTTTAAATACTGGCGTGATTTGCGTGAACAGTATCTAAAGGGCGAACTACAAATAGACCCCAGTGAGATTGACATTATGGAATCTGACCTTGGTGAGTTCGCACAGTTCAACGGTGAGAATGTTGCATTAGATTGTATCTTTGAGGAAGAGAAACAACCAGAACTAAACAAACCAAAGAAGGGTGGCCCAAAGAAGTACTACGTGTATGTCAAAGACCCCTCATCTGGTAATATCAAGAAAGTATCTTGGGGTGATACCACTGGACTTAAAGTCAAGTTGAATGACCCGAAGGCACGTAAGTCATTTGCCGCACGACACGATTGTGCGAACAAAACAGACAAAACAAAAGCAGGATATTGGGCATGTAGATTGCCTCGTTATGCAAAACAATTAGGACTATCTGGTGGAGGAAGTTTCTTTTGGTAAAACCCTACATGGAGTTGAAGGTTCGTAATGGTAAGATAAGGGTTTTTAGAGAAGATGTTAAAGAGGAAGACCTCATTTGGCACCAAGATACTAAGGATAGAAGTATTCATGTCATGGAAGGATATGGATGGCAACTACAGATAGACAACGAACATCCTATGGACTTATTAGAAGGACATAGTTATAGTATAGACAAGATGGAATATCACCGAATAATTAAAGGTGAAGGTGATTTGGTTATTAGAATATATGAAGGTACTTAATGTAATTTATCGTGGTGGGGCTGGTGGTGAATTTTTTGGAGGACTCTTACAAGAATTAGACGGAGTCGCAACCAAACCACTGGTACACAATCCTACTACCGAAAGATGGTTTTTGCAAAGGGAAGATTATCAGTCACACGAACCAGAAGTGACAAGGAATGACCCTAGAGAAGTGCAGAAGCCAGAATGGAATAAAGAACTGTGGAATATTAGATTAGACCATGGTTACGGTTTTCCGATTAACCAAGAGTTCTGGACAGATTATTGTTGGAACGATTGGGATGAAACGAAGACCATTGTGTTTATATCTAAGACCAAAGAGTCATTAGATTATACACAGGCACTCGCTAAGTGTAAGTTGGTTCGAGAAGAAGACCACAAGGCGGGCGAAGATATGATTAAGGATGGTATTCTTGCTCATGACCAGTTTTGGAATAGGCCGTGGGAATCACAGGCAGAGATGTTTGCGATGTGGATGGATACGATACCCACAGAACATTCCTTACTATTGGTTGACCCTTGTGAGTTATTTTTTAATGACAAGGAAGATACCAAGAAAGAATTAAAGAGGGTCAGTGAATATCTTGGAATGAAAGTACCAAGTCACTGGCAAAATAAGATAGAAGATTATAGACTCAAGAATAAAAGTCTTATAAATAGAACTATAGTTTAAAAACTTATGGGAAACTGAGATGGCACAACCAGAACTACAACGCCTCGATAGAATCGAGGAGAAGATAGACCGACTATCGGAAGCAATGATTAGTCTTGCAAGGGCAGAAGAAAAACTTATTGCCATCGAAAAAAACAATCACAACAATACTGATAGAATGAACAGATTCTCACAAAAATTAGATGATATAGAAAAGAAGGTGGACGACAATGCTCGTACCGTCTCAATTATTAATAAGGTCGTATATGTGATTGGTGTTGCATTTATCGGCGCAATCGTAAAATACTTCTGGATGTAACGGAGAAAACAATGAAAACAGTTGACATAAAAAGACTAGGTGAAGCGTGGGCATCCGTAACATCTGGTGAATCTCAAATTGACGAAGCTCGTCAAATGAAAGACCCTAAGAAAGACACTATGGTCTCTAAGGGTGGTAAGACAATCGTAATCGATAAGTCAAAAGAGAAAGAATACCTCAAGAAAGGTTGGCAACTCGCAGAGAAACAAAAACTTGACCCTGTTGATGACAAGGCCAACGATAAAAATTTCAAAGACCGCAAAGACAAAGACATCGATAATGATGGTGATGTAGATAGTTCTGATGAGTATCTGCATAAGAAACGTGCGGCCACTGACGATGCAATTGACGGTGGTAAGAAACCTGCTGACAATGCAAAAGTGAAAAAAGAAGAAGAAGAAGAGTCGGAAGATAAACCTAAGAAAAAGAATCCATTTGCCAAGAAAGACGATGGTGAAGAAAAAGATTCTGAAGACAATGGTGACGAAGAGTCAGATGACGAAGAAGAGAAACCTAAAGTTGCTGGCAAGAAAGACGACAAGAAGAAAGTCGCTTCTAATGCCAAGACTGCGGAAATCTCTAAGATTGGTGAAGATGTTGACCTAGTTGACGCAATCAAAGACCTACATAAGATGTGGGAAAGTGCTGCAAAACAACAGAAGTCTAATGCAACTAAACCAGAAGAGATTGATTCTAAAGAATCACCTAAGTCTAAAGAGTTTGCTGCTGCACACAAGAAGTCTGATAAGAAGATTGAAGATGGTGAAGAAGCTGGTCATGACGTAACCTTTAAAGCAGGTACAGTAACCAAAGCAAACTCTGGTAAACGTCCAGTGGATAATGCTACTGGTGACAAGAATGTTGTTAAATCAACTGAAGCACCTACTAAAAAACTTAAAGAGGGTGCTCAAGTAGTTGATGCATCTACTCAACATGGTTCTATATCATTAGTTGATATGGCACGGGCACAACTTGCAGGTGACATGAAGACTATGGATAAAGAAAAAGAGAAGAAAGCATATGACGCTCGTACTAAAGAAGCAAAAGCTTTCCTTGAAAGAATGGCAAAACGAAGAGGTTAATTATGACTATTAAAGCCCCCGCATGGTGTGAAAATGCCGTCCCTACCGCAAATGGATGGGAAGACCCTGTATCTGGTGAATTGTATTCATCTGGTGGATTCACTCAAGAACAAATTGATGAGTTTCATGGTATTGCACCTAAACCACAACCACAGGTTTTAACCGAAGTTCCAAAAAATAACTTTGTGAAGACTCCTGTTCAAACATTGACTGAAGCCCCTGTTGGTGGTAAGTCTCTAGATGAAATGACTAAAGTTGAACTAGAAGCGCTTGGACGTACTTACGGTATTGAACTAGACCGTAGACAACACAAAGAAACTCTAATAGAGCAAATATCTGACATAATTGGCTAGTTATGAATCTGCTGGCAAAGGCGAATGAATATATTGTAGGAAATAGTGGATACGGAATTATAGGTCTGTTCTACATAAGTCTTGCAGTTGTCGGATATGATTTAACAATCAATCAGAACTGGTCATTGTTGTGGTGGTATCCTGTAGGAACTGTCATAATGTTGGTACTCAGTTCTGCATTCTACCATCGTTCAATCGCACACCCAACATGGAAGTGTCCAAACTGGTTGAGATATCCATTGACGTTTATCTCAACTGGTCTTGGATTAGGTGCGGTAATTCCTTGGGTCGCAACCCATAGACAACACCACTACCATTCAGAAGTAGACGGTGACCCACATGGGCCGCAGTATTCTCTTCGACACAATCTCAACATCTATCTTACCAAACCCAACTTTATGTATGTCAGAGACATACTGAGAGACCCCCTATATGTTGCACAATTAAAATACTTTTGGTTGTGGGCAGCAATTACTATTGGTCTGTTTAGTTTAATGTTTGGATTTGTTGAATGGGCATTTGTATATGTTACCATGATTGTACACCAAGTATTCTTGTTATATGTTGGTCATATCAGATGGATTCCACAGAATGGATGGAAAGGACATTTCCTTGGACTCATTTATTCACCTGAAATCTATCACCTAAAGCATCATGATAAACCCATGAACGCTAGACTTGGTAAAGTTGATTTACCCTATTTGTTATTAATTAAGTGGTTCAAACACAATGGTGCTAGATAGAAATCTAATTCATTCCGACTTTATATTATACCCACATAGAATAAAACGAGAAAAGTTCTTTGAGGAAATTGACCGTGCAAAGAACTATCTATCAACACGATTCTCTAAGGGTGACCATATAACGATTGGATATACCAATAATAATATAACAAGTCTTGCGTTTATATTCGCATCCTTTGAACTTGGTATTGCAGTAAAGGTAATGAGTGAACCCTTTTTCTGCGGCCCAGAGTTCGACCCAGAACGTTTTGAACATCTATTGACATTGATGAAAGATTATGATACAATAGACGGACGTTGGATACTTGATGGTATGGTCAACGATAGAGATGATGAGATACTAGGTGGACGTGCTACAAAAAGAGATATCTTTGGCAGTTCATTTCAGAATATGATAAATGAACTAGGTATCCCAAACTATTATATGGGAGATTATAAATCCTCCATAACAAATACCATCGATGTTGATGTTGCGCCAACAGATAATGCAACGTCTTACTTTGAGGGTGGCGATTGGTTAAGTGTTCCACCAGTAAAGTTTAAGTCTCACGAATATGTCTTAGAGAAGGTCAATAACCAACACATATGTTTTAAAGATAAGGTTGTTGGATTAACAAAGAACATGCATCATGACAATGCACTGGAGAGATTGATACTACCCGCAATGATGCATAGTAGTAAATTAGTTGACTTTCAGATTCCTGAACCTGACTTTGGTGGATTCTTTGTTACAAACGACAAAATAAGTATAGAGGAAATGTTTGATTACATCTTGACCTTTGTGGATAAACTCATTGATGTGTTTGAAGTCGATATTATTATGGCTCCAAGCGATGATACTTTATTTGAGTGGTTGAGTCGTAGAGATACTGACTTCAAAAAAACACTAGAGATTATACTTCACGACAAGATTACCGATGAACATAGAAAATGGGAATCTGAATTAGATATTAAATTTGTTATATAAATGATATACATACCTACATGATGAAATTGACAAAAGACAACCTCACCCTATACGCCGCACAAAACTATCACAACCCTCGTTGTATTGATAGTGAGGAGTTCTTCGAAGACCTCAAGAAAATAAAATACATCAAACGATTACTCAATCGTTATAGAGATACTGGCATACTGTCAGAACGTCTTATTCTAAACCACCTTATCGTTATATTTAATGTGTTCGGTTACGAAGCAGGATTGAATATCCTAGAACTCAAGATTGAATTGGAACACTGGGGTGTACTCAAACCCTTTCTAATCTTTCTTAAAGCAATCAAGAATACCGAATACACCAATATCGAAATGGACAAAATAGTAGTTGAAGCTTTAAGAACGATATGATTATTCCCACAGAATCTAAGTGTGGTGACTGCACCGTATGTTGTGAAATCATGGGTTATACTGGTGCATGGAAGAGTGTGGATAGATATAACGAAGCCGAGTTCTATGGTGTAGATTATGGTGCGTGGAGTACTTGTAGTAAACTCTGCAATACTGGATGTTCTATCCAAGAAGACAAACCAAAGATATGCGAAGAGTTCTTTTGTTCTTATATTCAACATGACCTAGAAGACCACTATCGTCCAAAGGACTTTGGATTTGTTGCTAACATACAACCGTGGGATGGTGCATTAAGTATCCTTTCAATGGATAAAACTCTACCACCAGAAATTCAGTATGACAATAACAAAAAACGTTTAGATGATTTAATAGAGGAAATACTAGTCGCAGAAGGTAAACAATTAAAAGTTCGGTTACGTACTAAACAGGGAACAATTAGATTACGATGAAGTTCTTTATATGTGATGACCATAAGAAGTTTACCAAGACTGAGTTTGTATCTTTCGGTAGGTGGCATTTTTACTATGACGATAAAGTATCTGTTTATAAAGGAAAAGACTTTATTGTACTTTACTCTGGGTATTTGATTGAGGGTGACATAGAAGAAGTTGCTTCAAACTTTAGTTTCCATGATGCAAACGGAAACTTCTTTGCCGTTAAGCTGACCAAAACTGATTACGAAATATCTGTTGACTACTTCAACAATCACAAGATATTTACTGCGGACAAGTATGGGATTGAGATTACCAATCATTTACCATATATGACAATCAAAGAAGAAGATGTTGTCCGAAAAAAAATTAGATATGATTACAGACGTGAGATATATCCGATACAACAAGAAACTTTCTTTACTCACATTACTTCGTTTCTTCCTGACTACGACTATATTGAAGATTGTAAACAAGCACTCAAACAAGAAGTTTGGGATGTAGATGAACTTACCGATTACATACACGAATGCATGTCACAACATGCACAAGTAATCAAAGACAAATACAAGAATAGATTTATCTCTCTGAGTGAGGGATTAGATTCTGCGGTTCAGTCTCAGTACTTCAAGGATGACCCACAATATCTGTATCACATCTATCCGTGTGATGCGGGTGATGACGGACTCAAATACAAAGAGATTGCACAAAACAACTTCACTAATACTCAGATGTTCAAGTATGAGTCTTCAAGGAATAAAGAATACACCCATAAATTTTTAAGAGATTCATCTACTCGTTGGTCTACTATTCTACCGACCATGATACAGGTAGAGGAGGCAAATCCTGATATCGTTTTATACGGTGTTAATGGTGATGAGATGTTCTTCCGTGATTTGTTTCCACACCTATACTTATTAACTCTGAAGTATCACGACAAAAGTGTATGGTATATTCATAACAAGATTATAGATGACCTTGAACCCAAAAGAGGTCAATATGGTGCAAACTATACACTAGGAGCATATAAGAATACAGATGATTATGTAGAAGAATTTGTGGATGATTGCTTGCATTCTGGGATGAATCGTGATATAATAGAAGGTATGATGCATTTACAGATGACACCTAAGATGTACACCCGTGCAATTAGTTGTAACAATGATGTGATTACGGCATCTCTATATAATGATAGACGAATCTACCATGAAGTATTTAAACTAAACACTGAGTTTTTGGAAGAGTACGCAATGGATTCTCCTATTCAGAGAAAGATACTGGAGAAGTTTGATTACAAATTTACGACACCCCATAAAGATGTGTTATATGCAGATTATGATGGGATATTAAATAACATTTTTTCTGCGACTGTGCCAAGTTGTATGGAACAAAACATATAAATAAAGTTATGGGATTACTTAAATCAGCAGCAGACCTAGTCTATACGATTCGATTCTTGAAATTGTTAGTCACTCCGTTCGAGAAGACTGACGCATTCAAGGCGGGTATTATTGACGAAGATGGGCAAAAACGCAAAGACTTCAATACAAATAGTACTGATGACCGTGAAGCATACCGTTCTCATTATACACCATTTCACCGTCTTGTATTTAATCTAAAACGTTTGATGGCAAAAGTGCCTGGCGGTCAATCGGTGATTGCACGTTATGGTGCCGCTCTGGCCTTAATTAAAGAGGATGGTCAGTTGAGTGATGCACGTATTATGCAAATCCATGAAGAGACTGGTATTGATATTCTAGATGTCCTCGCAGAAGAAACCTCGTGGTTTATGCTTGAGGACAAAGAACTGTCGCCTGGCATTTACCGCATGAAACATGATACTGTGACTGCAACAAAATGTGAAGATATTGTAAAGAAGGGCGATAAAATAAGGATTGTAGAGACAGACGCAAAACCAATTGATGAGATTCTTGGTCTGGACATCTACAAAGGAATACACCAAAACTCTAAACAGTGGGTGTATTTTACAAGTGGGGAGATTACCCGATGAAGAAATTTAAACAGTTTGAGGAAGAGATGACTGGCACAACTGCGGTTGCAGGTGCAGGTGACGATAGTGAAACCGTACCAGTATATCTTGGTAAGAAGAAAAAGAAAAAGAAACCTGATGTAGTAAAAAGGTTTGTAGACACTAGAAAAGAAATGAGAAAACGTTGGAGTAAATAATGTTAAGTGGATTACTAGGTAGTGTGTTAGGATTTGGTGGTTCTGTTGTACCCGCAATCACTGACCACTTTAAAACAAAAGCAAACAACAAATTTGAACTTGAAAAAATGGGTAAGATGGCGGAACTACGTGCCGCTGGATTTGACCAAGAGTTCAGAATGTACGAAACAAAAGCGGATGATAATGAACATGATAGATTGGTTCAGCATGACATTAGTATCAATCAAGGGACAGGATTTATTGCTGGTCTTCAGAAGTCGGTTAGACCTATTATCACCTACTGTTTTTTCGGACTTTTCTGTGCTATTGAAGTTACCCTTTTGATGCAAGCACTGGAAGAGGGTAGGTCAATCTCCGACTCACTCAATATCCTCTGGGACGATGACACAAAGGCAATCTTTGCTGCAATTATCTCGTTCTGGTTTGGTTCTCGTGCTATTGATAAGTCTCGTAGAAAATAAGCCTTGACTTTTTACCCTAACTAGGGTACAATACAAAAACTGAAAAACTCTGGCGTGATATATACTATTACGCCCTGAAAAACTATACTCTATGGAAAAGTAAATGCCCCTAAAAATTGATAAAAAGAAAGACAAACTGCTAGCAGAATACGCAGTTGGAATGTTAAAAGATTTCTACCTAAATGATTATGAAAAGAGTCCCCAAGAAGGATTCGCAAGGGCAGCTAAAGCATGGAGTAAGTATAGAGACGAGATGGACGAAGACCTCGCACAACGTCTATATGACTATGTGTCTAATAAGTGGTTTATGTTCGCATCTCCTGTATTATCCAATGCACCCAACGGTCACGACCAAAAGAACAAAGGGATGCCTATCTCTTGTTTTCTTACCTACGTACCCGACACACTTGAGGGACTGATTGGTCACTCTTCTGAATTACGTTGGTTATCCGTTTATGGTGGTGGTGTCGGTGGACACTGGTCAGACGTAAGAACTGTATCAGACATTGCGCCTGGCCCTATGCCGTTCCTACACACTGTTGATGCCGACATGATTGCATATAGACAGGGTAAGACTCGTAAGGGTTCATATGCAGCCTATATGGACGTACATCATCCTGATATTGTGGAATTCATGAATATGAGAATTCCTACAGGTGACGTTCAACGTAAGGCATTAAACTTACACAATGCAATTAATATTACCGATGAGTTCATGGAAGCTGTTCATGCAAATAAAGAGTTTGCATTGCGTGACCCCAAAGACGATTCTGTCAAAGAAACTATTAATGCTCGTAAATTATGGGAACGTATTATAGAGATTAGGTTCCGTACAGGCGAACCATATCTGAACTTTATTGATACCGCAAACGCATCACTACCAGAACCATTAAAAGAGAAAGGTCTAAAGATACACGGGTCAAACCTGTGTAATGAGATTCATCTTCCAACCAGTGCAGATAGAACTGCGGTGTGTTGTTTGTCGTCTCTCAACTTAGAATATTACGATGAATGGAAAGATACAACTATTGTCCGTGATATTGTGCGGATGCTTGACAATGTCTTGCAGTACTTTATTGAGAACGCACCAGACACAATCGCCCGTGCAAAGTACAGTGCAGAACGAGAAAGAAGTATCGGCCTCGGAGCAATGGGATTCCACAGTCTCTTGCAAAAACATGGAGTCGCATGGGAAAGTGAAACGGCAAGAGAAATCAATCGAACCGTGTTCCAACACATTAACAAAGAAGCCCATAAAGAAACCGAACTCCTTGCAGAAGAAAGGGGTGAGTATCCTGATGGTATTGGGTCTGGTAAGAGAAACTCCCATCTTATTGCCATTGCCCCTAACGCATCCAGTGGAGTAATATTATCAACCAGTCCCTCTATAGAACCATTGAAAGCCAATGCGTACACTCATAGAACTCGTGCTGGTTCATTTCTTGTAAAGAATAAATACCTTACTCAATTACTTGATGAGAAGGGTCAGAACAATGAATCTAACTGGACTTCTATTATTACTAAGAAGGGTTCGGTACAACACCTACCATTCCTCACAGAAGGTGAGAAGGCAATCTTTAGAACTGCTGATGAGTTAGACCAAAATTGGGTAGTTCAACATGCAGCTGAACGTCAAGAGTTTATCTGTCAAGGACAGAGTGTTAATCTATTCTTCCCGTCTGGTTGTGAAAAGTCATATGTAAACAGGGTGCATCTGAAAGCATGGAAAGAAGGACTCAAGGGTCTCTACTACTTGCGTACAGAGGCAAAACAAAGAGCAGAGAACGTATCCGAGAAAGTAGAACGTGTCGCACTCCAAGGCGATACTCGTAGTATTGTCTATGGTAAGTCTGATTGCCCTTTCTGTTCCATGGCAAAGGAAGAACTCAAGTTGAGAGGCATTCCTTATGATTATATTGACCTACAAGAACTCGGAAAAACTACAAAAGAAGTAACAGGACGAGATGTTAAGACCGTTCCACAAATATATATCGAAGGTGAGTATGTAGGTGGGTATGATGACTTAATGGAATATTTTAACAAACCAATAATAACAGAAACAGACGCAGACGATGAATGTCGTGCGTGTGAGGGATAACCAATGGCACTATTAGATTTTAGCAAAACATACAAACCTTTCCTCTACCCTTGGGCGGTAGAACTAGTAAAGAAACACGAAGAGATTCACTGGATTGAAGACGAGGCGGAATTGTCCGAAGATATTCAAGACTGGAGAACTAAACTAAGCGAAAATGAAAAAGAATTCATCACTCAAGTATTGAGACTGTTTACTCAGTCGGACGTACAGGTGGGTGAGAACTATCACGAGCTGTTGATTCCTAAGTTTAAGAACAACGAGATTCGTAACATGTTGTCCTCATTTGCAAACCGTGAAGGTGTACACCAACGTGCATATGCATTGTTGAATGACACTCTGGGTTTACCCGATGAAGAACACTCTGCTTTTATGGAATACAAAGAGATGGCAGATAAGATTGACTTCATGAAAGAGGGTGATATCAACTCGCATACAGGTCTTGCACTCGTACTTGCACAATCTGTATTCAACGAAGGTATGTCATTGTTTGCGTCATTCGTGATGTTGTTGAACTTTCAACGTTTCGGTAAGATGAAAGGTATGGGTACGATTGTTGAGTGGTCTATCAGAGACGAGACTATTCATGTACAAGGCAACGCAAAACTGTTCCGTGAGTTTACTAACGAACACCCACGAATCGTTAATGACGAATTGAAATCTAAAATCTATCAGATGGCACGTAATGCTGTCAAACTAGAAGACCGATTCATTACACTTGCGTACCAGTCTGGTAATATTGAGGGTCTATCTGAAGAAGAGGTAAAACAATATATTCGTCACATTGCAGACCGTAGACTGTTACAACTTGGTATGAAACCAAAGTTTGGTGTCAAAGACAATCCACTACCGTGGTTGGACTGGGTACTGAATGGCGCATCACACGACAACTTCTTTGAGAAGAGAGTCACCGAGTACTCCGTAAATGGTATGGAAGGTGACTGGGGTTGGGTTGATGAGGCTGATAAAGTAGTGGGTGTTGCCTAGTGGAAGAAGAGAACGAAACATATGTTTTGGAATGTTCTCTATGTGAAACCGAAACAGAGGTTCTTGTAAAAGACTGTGAAGAAGAACCCGAATATTGTCCCATGTGCGGAGTGACTATAAACTAATCATATATACCATTATGTGGATATATGAAGATAAAGAGTTTGAACCAGAAGACGAAGTCTTGGAGCAATACCAAGGCTTTGTCTACTGTTTGACAGAGTTAAGCACTGGTAAAAAGTATATTGGTAAGAAATTCTTCTGGAAACCCAAGATACTCCCTGTTACAAAAACAAGAAAAAGACGCAAAAGAACGAGAGTCCAATCGGACTGGCGGGACTACTATGGTTCGTCCGAGAAGGTAAAAACCCTCGTAGAAGGGGGGCAGGACTTCAGGAGAACCGTTCTCAGACTGTGCCGCACTAAAGGTGAGTGTTCGTACTACGAAGCGAAACTACAATTCGAATATGATGTTTTGTTGAGTGATGAATACTATAATGAATTCATTGGTTGTAAGATACATGCAAAACATATTAAATCGTAACATAATCGGCGGCCCTCTAGGAATTATCTACAATGATATGTCTAGATTCGATATTGATATTGCAATCAATCGAATGAAGTGGAGACTCTTTGATGCGGGTGCAAAGAAGGGTGACCTAGTAACCATCTCAATCATGGAAGTGAGTCTTGACCATGTTGCGTCTATATTTGCGTGTGCAGAGATGGGATTGCGAATCTTTATTCTAGACAGTCCCGCAACCAAAGAATCTCTACCATTTACCAAACTCGCATTACACGGCCCATCCGACTACTACATCTATAGTTCTAACGAAGACACCACCAAAATCTATAACGGTCTGCACGATGAGATGATGAAACGATATGGTGGAGTCGGTATTGATAGTGAAGAACCGACCAAAGAAGTCTGGTTCCAAGGAGCGGAGGTATACCCAACTGACCCATTCCTAGTAAGTTCCACATCTGGCACAACTGGCCCATCTAAAGCAATCACGTTTTCACACCAAGAGGTGATAGGAATATCTCACCGTAATATTGATATCTTTTGGTTTGGTGAAGATGCGAAGGTAATTCATTCCAGAAACTTGCACCACGCATCTGCAATGTTGACCCACCTATTACCCGCACTCATGAACGCATACTCACACAGTTCATTTGCGATTGGTCATGACCGCAGCGCAGACGAAGACCTCAATAGACTATCGGGTCTAAAGGACTTAATCAAGACGCCCCCGTCCAACATCATGATACCCAATAAAGAGGAACTTTATGATTTCCTAGAGACTTTCGCTGGGCCATTCAAGAGAACTGTTAATATCAATATGTGTGGATTTGTATTGGATGAGGAGTTTGTTGAACTTGCGAAAGAATACAATGTTCATTTTCAGTCACATTTCGGTACTATTGATACCGCTATCCCACTTTTTATAAACCGTGTGGGAAAAGACTCTACAATTATCCCTAATGGTCTGGGGGTATTGGCCGATGATTTCTACAAGACCACCCTAGAAAATGGTCGTATGAAGGTAGAACACGAGTGGTGGAACGAACCTCGTTATATTGAGGACGATATAGAACTAATAGACGGACAATATGTATTACACCCGAAACCAAGAAATAATGTAGAATTGCCCGAAGGATTTGACATCACGCCTTTCTTCCAAGACACTAAAATCAACTACGAACAACTACGTGGCCACCTAAAAATAATTTAAAAAAAGTGTTGCCAAACCTTGCTGTTGTTGTTATAATAAGTACATAAAGTGAGAAAAGGAAATGATTATGTTTAAAGAATTTATTGAGTATGTTAACGGGTTTTACGGTAAAGGCGGTATCTACGCCAAGGAAGACTACGCAACTATTCCCCAAATCCAAGCTGCGACTGAAGCGTATATCAACAGGTTGACTGAGACAGTCACTTGGGGTGGTGGCGACAGTCTTGATAGAGAGAGGGTTGGTCAAATCCTTGTGGATGAAATGAGTGTGAAACTTTATTGAAAAAAGTGTTGCCAAAAGTTGCTGTTGTTGTTATAATAAGTACATAAACTAAAGAAAGGAAAGAAATTATGGCGTTTGTATCTCAAGAAGAAAAGAAAGCCCTTGCTGTTGAAGTCAAGAAAGTCTGCAAAAAGTATGGGTTCAAAGTGAGTCTGAGTGTCAGACATCACAGTACTTTGGTCGCAAAGGTCAAAGGTGCGAAACAAATCCTTGAGGGGTACTGTGCAGAACAGATGACCCCTTTTAAGGTTGCCAAGAGGGAGTTCAACGGTTACAATAACTTCTCTCCCGAAGCAGTTATGGAAGAGTCTGCGAAGTGGGGTCACGATGTGAACCTTTACTGGTTTGAAGAGAACTACTGTCCTACTGGGGTGAAGTTCTTAAAAGAACTAAAGGCGGCGATGGAAGGGCCTGAGTTCTTCTGTGAAGATGATGCAATGACTGACTACTTTCACAGAAGTCACTACACTGACGTTAACCTGTACGCATAATGGAACAGTTTAAGGAATGATATATAATGGGTATGAGTGAGAAAGAAATTCTCAAGAAAAAAGGTGCGATTGCGATTGAGGAATATATTGCAATCGCACAAAAAAGACTTGAAGAAGCTAAATTAAACAAGGACGAAGAAGGAGTCGCAGTTGCGACTTATCTCGTTGCAGAATATGAACAGATGTTGGAAGAATTTGTTAAATATTATGCTAAGTAGAGAACCTTCCGAGTATATATAATATTATAAGAGGAAACTATGCAAAAAGAAGTGTTTGAAATCTTCGAAGATTTCACTAAATTGAAAGCAAGAAAAGATAAGATTGCTTTCCTACAACAACAGGGTAACGAAATTCCCGCTATTAAAGATGTCCTTCGAGGTGCATTCGATGACCGTCTCAAGTTTGTCTTACCCGAAGGCAAACCACCCTATACCCCAAATAGACCCGAAAGTGTCCCGTCAACTTTACGTAATCTTCACCGACAATTTGGTGACTACGTTGAAGGAGCTAGGTCTAAAGAGATGGGTCAAATTAGGTTAGAAACAAGATTCATTCAGATGTTAGAAAGTATCCATGCTGAGGATGCACTAATAGTTCTGGATATGGTGGCAAAGAAACCACCAGTCAAAGGTTTGACAAAAAAGATTGTAGAAGAGGCATTCCCTAATTTACTTTCTTAACTTCGTTATGTTTCTTTTAATAACAAGGAGCGCAACATATGCCAAGAAACCAAATAGAGCGATTGAAGAATGATAGCAGAGAACTTGACAATTACATCCACCGTCTCAAGAAAAAGGGAAGAGACAACCTTGCTCACAAGTTAGCTGTTAAAAAATCATTACTTAATCAAACTATTGCCGAATATGAAAATTCAAATTCACTTCTAGCATAAAAGGTAGGTGGTAATTATCTCGGAGGGGGTGCTGGTCACCCCCTTTCGTCATTTGGAAATAAATTATGTTATTGACTATGTTAAAATCTAAAATCCACGGTGCAATCGTCACCGAATGTGACCTTCGTTACGAAGGGTCTATTGCAATCGATGAAGATTGGATGGACGATGTCGGAATACTCCCCAACGAACAAGTAGATGTTGTCAACCTAAATACAGGTGGACGATGGACTACTTACGCTATTCCCGCAAGACGGGGCAGTGGTTGGATAGGTGTCAATGGTGCGGGTGCAAGACTGGCGGTCGAAGAAGACGAAGTTATCATCATGGCATATTGTCAAACATCTCAACTGAAAGCAAGATGGTTAAAACCCAAAATTATAACTGATGAGGAAATGTACAAATAATGCCGTTATATACAATCATTAATGTCAAGAACGGAGAAACCGAAGACCTAATGTGTTCGTATGATTCTCTACAGGAGAAACTGGAAGACTTGGGAGAGGACTGGAGACAACAAGTGGGTGCTCCAAATCTTATTACTCATACAGGTAGTGTGATTAGTAAAACTTCGGGGGACTGGCAAAACTTAATGACTAAAATTAACAAAGGTTCTGGAAGAGGGAATACCGTCAAATCATGACTATGAAACGTCTCAAAATAGACCACTTACTAACATACCAAGCGATTACCGAAAACCAAGGGCTTGCATACGAAGCATTCAAGGAAGGAGACCACCTCGTTCTTTGTGGTTCTGCGGGTACAGGTAAAACCTTTGTAGGTATGTACCTTGCACTACAAGATGTCATGGATAAATCTTATGACCAAGACAAACTTGTTATTGTAAGAAGTGTAGTCCCTACCAGAGAGATGGGTTATCTGCCAGGCTCTGTGGAAGAAAAGATTGATGCTTATGTTGCACCTTATCGTGCAATCGCAACCGAACTATTCAACGAGAAGACTGCATACGAGAACCTAGAACAACAAGGTCATATTGAATTTGTGTCTACATCGTTTATTCGTGGCACAACTTTAGATGACTGTATTGTACTTGTGGATGAGATGCAGAACCTCACCTTCCACGAATTAGATAGTATCATTACAAGGGTGGGACGTAACAGTCGTATTATCTTCTCTGGTGATTATTATCAGTCTGACCTCAAGTCGAGTTCAGACAAAAAGGGTATCCTTGACTTCATGAACATCATAGAAGTCATGAATAATTTTACAACCGTAGAATTTGGATGGGCAGATATCGTCCGTTCAGACTTTGTTAGAGACTATATAATGACAAAGGAAATGGTTGAAAGAGGAAACATAAAATGAAATTAAGCAAAAACTTTTCACTCAAAGAGTTTACAAGGTCAATGACCGCAACTCGTTTGGGTATTGATAACACACCTGAAGGCGAACACTTAACGGCTGCAAAAGAATTATTCACTAATGTGATTCAACCAGTGAGAGACAAATTTGGTATCACTCGAATCACTTCGGGTTATCGTTCACCAGCACTAAACGAAGCAATCGGTGGTTCTACAAAGTCACAACACTGTAAGGGTCAAGCTGTTGACTTTGAATGTGACAGGGCAGATAACCTAGTAGTTGCACAGTGGATTAGGGACAATTTAAAATTTGACCAACTCATCTCGGAGTTCTATGAAGCAGGTGACCCAACATCTGGTTGGATTCACGTTACTTGGGTAAGTGCAGAACACAATCGTAACAGATGTCTGACCGCAAAACGTGTAGATGGTAAAGTACAATATAGTGTTGGATTGCCTGAATGAACTTAATCTTTCAATATATGATTACGAACGAGGAAACCGAGAAACGGAAGTCTGTTCCTGAGTATCCCCAAGGTACACGTTCTGAGTTATATCGTGTAACTGGTGACCTGTCGGCAAAATCATTTAGAGAGTATGCCAGAGATATTGGTGTGCATCATCAATACTCAACCAAACAAGTATTTACTGCGGGCAAGACTGGTTCAACTGTGCTGCTTTTCGAGTGCTTGCGTATCATATATGACCCAATATATGACCGCTATGATAAGATTGCGTTTATCGACAGTGACATTATCTGCAACACACGAGAGAACATTTTTGACCAAACCAATGGTTATGATGTGACGGGTGTCTTTGAATCTGAGATACGTTCTGGTACGGATGGTGGATACAATACTTGGGACTACAGTGACAAGATTAAGAAACAGTTGATTACCAAGTATGAACGTAACGGTATCCCAATTGTACCCACAGAATCCCCATATCGTCCGTCCTGCGTCACTACATTCAATACTGGGGTATTGGTATGGACTAAGGAAGCACGTCTCAAAGCGAGAGAGTGTTTCGATGACTGGTATGAATATATGGCGGATGGGGACAAACACGGTGACCCATTCTGGTTGAATAACGACCAACCCTTTATCTCTGGCCAGTTGACCAAACATGGGTTCAACATTCAGAGTATAGACCAGAAATGGAATGATACCCCAACCCACTGGAAAGATGACCGTGGATATGACATGAACTTTCTCCACTACACTGGTGGTGGTAATAAGGTTGTCATGTTGGATGATTATGAAGCTGATAAATTCAGGTATCTCGTAACCGATGAATACAGGAATCCTTGGCAAGAGCCATAAACGCTTGACAAAACATGTTTATCTTGTTATAATACTAACATGATGAAAAAAGAACCATTAACAAAAGGAAAAGAAGTGCTAAGTCAGTACCATAAGGTAATACTTACAGATGCAGATGGTGTTCTCCTGAACTGGGGATATGCCTTCGATGTGTGGATGACCGAGAAAGGTTATGTCGCAGAAGACAAATTAAAGTATGATATCGCAGAAATCTACGGTATCACTAAAACAGAATCTAAGAAACTAGTCAGAGAGTTCAACGAGTCTGCCCATATGGGTTTTGTGCCTCCGTTAAGAGATGCAATCCAGTATGTCAGAAAGTTGCACGAAGAACACGGTTATGTGTTTCACCTGATTACGTCAATGAGTAAAGACGAGAACGCACAGAAACTAAGAACAATGAACATTCAGAAGTTGTTCGGTGAGACTGCGTTTACCAAGTTCATCTACCTCGACACTGGGGCAGACAAGGATGAGGTATTGAGTCAATACGAAGGAACAGATTACACTTGGGTTGAAGACAAGGTTGAGAACGCACACGCTGGTGCAAACTTTGGTCTGGATTCTATTGTCATGGAACATGGATACAACATGGACGATGACAGTTTCCCACTCATGAAGGGTTGGAAAGACGTGTACGAGTACCTAGTCGGTTAAAACCTCTTATATATAACTACATGAAAAGATATGTAGGTTACTCAGAATATTACCATGACGCTGCAATGGCCATCGTTAACCCCGATGGTTCAGTCGAATGGGCATCCCAATCAGAACGTTATAGTGGTAGAAAACACGATGACTTAATACACCCACCTATGTGGGAGTTTGTCAACAGAGAAGACCACGTAACTTTCTACGAAGACATTGATTTACGAAGAGAGAAGATGGGCGGTTTCCGAACCTTTGGTGGTTGGTCTGACCGTGGATTTCTAAACGAAAAAGCAGAACAAAGCACTCCAATGCGTAACTCATTGATGTTTGATTCTTTCAATCTACATCATGAAAGTCATTGTGCTCTTGCATTCTTTACCCGACCTTGGGAATCAAAAGAAGATACTGTTTGTGTTTCTGTGGACGGTTCAGGCGAACTCGAATCAATCGCAATCTATGACCACAACCTTAAACCAATTAAAAAAATTATGTGGCCTCAGTCCTTGGGTTCACTCTATGGTCAAGTCGTTGTATCATTAGGATATCAAAATCTCAGAGATGAATATATCATCATGGGTCTTGCGTCCTATGGCAAACCCGATGACACCCTCTACGAAATACTATACAACGCTTACCACTGGTATGAAAGTGACCATGGGTTGAGGGTTAAACAGATTGTAGATTTTGAGGGTGGTTCAATTGCAGAAAGCCCCCTGTCATCAAAATTTGTTCAGTACGGAGAAAGAATTAATGGTAGGTGTAAGTACATTTCACAAGAAGATGCTTCCGCAACTATACAAAAATTCTTTGAGGATGAAGTCCTTGAGATTATGAAAGAAGCAAGGAAGTATGGTTCTAAACTAGTTTATGGTGGAGGGTGCGCTCAGAACGTTACTGCAAACTCTAAGATTTATGAATTGTTTGATGAGATGCATATCGCAATTGCACCCAATGACGCTGGTAATGCTCTGGGGTGTGCTGCATACACATGGCACAAAGAGACTGGTGGAACACACCTGACATGGTCACCATACCTTGGTCACAACATTGACCGAGAGATAGACCCCAAAGAAGTTGCACAATACCTTGTAGATAATAAAGTGTGTGGTGTCGCAAATGGACGTGCAGAGTATGGCCCTCGTGCGTTAGGCAACCGTTCTCTCCTTGCAGACGTAAGATTCGATGTGAAGGATACGGTAAACGATATCAAGCGTAGACATCGATTTAGACCCTTTGCCCCCGCTATTCTATCTGAACATGCAGAAGAATACTTTGATGGCCCAATGAACAAGTATATGCAATTCATCGCAAAGGCAAAACACGACTATTCGTCTGTTACCCATGTCGATGGAACAGCAAGAGTTCAACTAGTGACTCCAGACTGTGAATCAGTCCTTCGTCAAATACTAGAAGAATATTATAAATTAACAGGTGTACCGATGTTACTAAATACATCACTGAACATTCGTAACAAACCTATGGTCAATACCATAGAAGATGCAATCGAATGGGAAAAGAAATATAAAGTAAAGGTGTTTTAAATGGAAGAAAATAAAGATATGCAAAGAGATTTTTATCATCCCGCAGATTCAAATGGGGACGGTAAAGTCTCGGATAGAGAACAGGACATGTATTTTGAGTTCAAAAGAAAGGAACTAGAAGACAAAGATGCAATGCGTGACGCACAACGTAAGATGGCATGGTTTGCCCTCTATGGTATGTTGTTATATCCCTTTGCAGTTGTTTTGACTAATCTACTAGACCTGACCCAATCGGGTATTATTCTGGGTGATATGGCTCCAACATACTTTGTATCGGTTGCCGCTATCGTTGCTGCATTCTTTGGTGGACAAGTATTCGCAAATAAGAAGTAGATAATGGAAAAGGTTAGGTGGAGAGGTACTTGGGGTGTTGGTGATGCTATGCAAGCCCTCAACTGTTGTCATAACTATTCTTTTCATAACAAGAAGAAAGTTAATCTAGAAATGCATTGGGAACACGGTGAGGATTATCTTCACCATCCCGATGACCCCGAAACAATCATTCAAAGAATGGAATGGATTCACAATCAATATCATCGACAAGATGATGTTACTCTCACCCACGTCTATAACTCTGACCTGTTCGAACACGGTAATGTAAACCCAAACAAAAGAAAAGACCGATTCTATTTTGATTCAAATGCGTTTGACCCAAAGGAATCTGCTCCTAATGACTGGGTGTTCAAACCCGAAGCCTTTGTCCCCAAGAAAAAGAAGATAGTTATATGGACACCTCATTATAATAGTGAACCACCAAGAAAGTGGAAAAGGTTCTTGACAAAAGATGATTGGGGTGTTATAATAAGCTCTCTGCGCTGGGAGGGTTGGATACTAGTTGAATTGACCTATAGAACACCTATTAAAGATGTGTTCAAACAGATACAAGAAGCTGATTTTATAGTCTGTTACGATGGTATGTGGCATTATATTGCACGAAACTTTGGTAAACCTTTGTTCGTACCATCATGGGAACAGATTACTTATTTCAATACACCTCAAGCAGTAACAAGACCAAATAGACATGAGGTACTAGATTTCTTTGGAGATGGTAATGAATCATTCACACCCAATCTCAATGAGATGAAATCTAAAGCACAAGACTATATAGACATGTTACAAGAAAGATACTATGAAAGATAAAAAGATACTACAAGTAATAGGGGATTTAGTATGAAAATTGATAGAGCAGTAATTGAAATAAACGGTGGGTGTAACTACTCGTGTACTATGTGTCCTCAAGATATGAGAACAGGTGGACGTGATAAAAGATTCCTACGTAAGATGAACCTATTAGAGTTTGAGAACAACGTAGCTGATTGTGCAAAACATGGACTCAATGTAGTTAACCTAGAAGGTAGTGGAGAACCCACACTGAACAGAAATCTACCTGAGTACATTAAGATTGTTAAGAAGTATGGTGCGAAGTGTTTCATGTTCTCTAATGGATTCCGTATGCACGGTGACTTTATGAAGAAGTGTGTTGATGCGGGATTAGACTTCTATAGATTTTCATTCATTGGATACAATCCTGATAAATATCAAGAATGGATGCATAATACTCAAGGCGGTAACTTTGATTTCATTTGTAAGAACATCAAAGAGATGCAAGAATATGTAAAAGAAACGGGTAGTGACTGTGTGGTCGCAACCTACCATCTTATAACTGATAATGATAATTTAGAGGAGGAACTTAATGAATATAAAGCAGTGGTTAATAGACTTGGAGTTAAAACAGAAATTTGGAAGATGCATAACTGGTCTGGAGTCTATGATAACAAAGACAAACGTCAAGGTAAAGTTAAAACGTGCGGTAGGCCATTCTCTCCTGATGTTGTTATACGTGCTGGCGGTCTTGACGGGAAAACTGGGGCAGTGGCTCCTTGTTGTCAAGTCTTGGGCAGAGACGAAGAGGCAGTCCTTGGTCATACGAGTGAGAAGTCTATAGAGGATATATGGAACGATATTCCATACACCGAACTTAGGGAACAACACACAACAGGAGATTATCCCGACTATTGTAAGGGGTGTGACTTCCTTCTAGATGACCCTGAAGTATTAGTCTATAGTAATCACGATAGAGACCTACATAAGATGCATGGAACTGATTTTGACCTTGAAGATTACCGATAATATATGGATGATACAGATACCTGATAGTAAGGTATCTCAACATTATGCAAAACAGGCAATACAAAGTTGGGAATCTCACGGTTTTCAAGTAAATCTATTTGATGCAGTCACTCCAAAGACTCTACATCTATATGACGATATACAGCTTGACCAGTATCACGGTAAACGTGATTTCACTGATACTGAAATGGGTTGTTGGTATAGTCACTATCTGTTATGGGAGAAATGTGTTGAAGAACGAACGCCCATAACAATTATAGAACACGATACCGAATGTCTTACTTCTGATATGCCTATTATCGCACCATACTTTTCAATCTGTGATTTTCAGAATAATGAAGAGTTTCATAACTATTGTGATAGGTTTGAAGGACACCCTTATTGGTGGCATTACAAGTTATGCCCTATTACTTCTGGATATTATATTGAACCAGAACAGGCCGAAGACTTGTTATTAGAATGTGTGACCAAGAGACATACAAGATATGTTGATGATATAATGTTTGATAAATTAAATAAAGATTTAAATTTAATTGCGGATTACTGTAGACCTATATATGATACAAAGGTAGGAGGAACAGTTGACCACTAGAATGATATTCCAAGTGTCGGTGGGTAAACCATCTAAACTATACGAACACTGTATTGAATCAGTCGCACATTATTGTGCGAAGTATGACATTGAACATATCGTATTGACTCAACCTAAACTAAGAATCAAACCTGATATCTTTACCAGTGGACGTAGTGAAGAATCCTACATGAAATATGGTGGATATCTTCCTATCTTTGAAAAGGAAAATGCATTTGACTATCTCGATAGATTTGACCAGATTGCAATTGTGGATGCCGACATTTACATCCGAAATGATGCACCCAATATATTTGATGATTTTGGTACTGACCACGCATTTGGGGCAGTAGTAGAGCGTGAAATGGATATACAGTCTTGGTATGGAAACAAGATTATAAACTATTCACAGATGCAGTACCGACACCTACACAGTTCTGGCCATGGAGACTTCAAACCAAACAATCTGGGATACGAGTTCTTTAATATGGGGTTGATTCTCCTGAACTCCAAGTTATTCAAACCATACCTCAAGGGACAAGACCCTCACAGTTTCCTGAACCGTATGGAATTTAAAGACTTTGTAGACGGTGTTGGTGCATACAAGTGGAGTACTGACCAGACCCTACTAAACTATTTCCTGAAGAAGTATAGAATACCTACCAAACATATGGAAGGTAAATGGAATGGACTATTCAGTGCAATCAATAATGTAAAAGATTGTAACTTTGTGCATTTCTTTCTAAAGGATAAACTCCCTGACGGTGGAGAAAATGTTGACCAGTTAATGAGTCAAATTATATAAATACTATAGACAATACCGTCAATTATATTAATAGAGTGAATAGGAGAACCCTAATGTTAAACCCGAACGATTTTGTGAAGAAGATTCGCAAAGATAACCAAGCCCTGTTCGAAGCGTCTAAGATGAACACTAAGGCGTATTTCGAAGGTGACCTTCCTGAAGAGGAGATGGTCAATCACTTCATTGGTCGCATGGTCAATGAACGTATGAACATGCAAGAAATCTCAATGCAGATTGCAAATGCATCCGATGACGCAGACCCTAAAGAGTTAGAACTTCTTTCTAAACAAGCAGCAGATGAAGCAAAACATTACCGCATGGTTCGAGAAGTAATCGAACACATTAAAGGTGAGAAGATTGATGTAGTCCAAGCACTTGAAGATGAGAGAAAGGCAAACACCGCAAAAGGTGCTGCACTTCTAGAGAAGTATGATGCACAAGAAGATGAGGCAGTCCTTGCCGCATATCAACTTGTTGCGGAAGGACGTGCAGAAGCTGTCTGGAATCAGATGGCAGACACCATTCAAGATGAATTCATCTCAACTCGTTATCGTGAGATTGCGAAAGACGAAGGTTTCCACAGTGCAATCGGTGGATACTCGTTACGTAAACTTGCGACAGATGAAGAGACTCAAAGTCGTGTCCAACGTGTTGTTGACGCAATGCGTAAAGACCTATTTGAAATCTCTTGTAGAAATCAAGTTGAAGCAGAAGGTTCGAGAGAACTGGTAAACGCAGCTTACGGTTGGTAGATGAAAATTGGACTCACGCAAAGAGTCCTCACGCACAATAAACAAGTACATGATTCCTTAGACCGTTGTTGGTACACATTTCTAAGGGGTCATGAACTTGTTCCTATCCCAAATCGTGAAGACTTAGATTACGAATCCCTCGCAAAATCTCTAGACCTTCTCATCATTACTGGTGGGGGGAACGAGAGTGTTCGAATTATCACAGAAGTAAACATAGCAACAGAGATGTCTAAGTTGGGCAAACCTATGCTCGGCATATGTCATGGTGCATTTTTACTTACCGAAATACTTGGTGGTAAAACAAGAATAGGTAAAGAGGGACATTATAATGTCGAACACTTGGTACATAGTAAGTATCAACCCCACAGGGTAAATAGTTTTCATAATGTTGCTATTGACAAAGTACCACCAAATAGTGTATCATTATGTATAGACGAAGATGGTGATTGCGAGTCTTGGATAAAGGATAATATTTGTGCTATCGTGTGGCATCCTGAGAGGATGACCATACCCTATATACCCAAAGAGATAAAAGAGATTATAAGATTATGAAGGGAATGTTAAATATAGAAAATGGTGAAACCTATAAGGTTCGTGACGTATGGAGTTATGACGTTACGGTTACCAAAGACTCAGTCCACTACCTTGGAGATGAGTTTGAAGGAACAAGTTATCTAATGGGTAAGAATTGTGATATTGATGTGAAAAAAGGATACACCATTCACCGTGGTGATTTTGCAGGACAGATAGGAAAAGAGTTTCTAGTATCTGGCGAGACGTTTGCTCATATAAAATTCTATGGATTATCCATGAATGATGACCGACTGTTTATACCTCATGGTCTACCGAAGGGTAATCTATCCTACATGGATGGTGGTACAAACACCACCGCAGTAAATCCTGGCAGACTGGGACTTCCTGTTATCAACTATGTCCACTTCCCCGCAGGGATGAAACAAACCCTACACACCCATCCAAGTCAACGTATTGGTCTTATACTTTCTGGTAAAGGTGAGATTGAACTTGACAATGGTGTAATGTTTCCTATCAAAGAAGGTGACTGTTGGGTGATGGATAGAAATGTGTTACACAACTTCATGTGTAACCAAGGTGAAGATGTCACCCTATTTGTGTTCAGTCCTGACTCTGGTACAGGGCCGACAGATGAAATTAATCCATTGAAGGTGAGAACTTATGTCGGACAAACACGGGTCTAAGAAACTACTCATAATTACAGGGCCCCAAGGTTCTGGAAATCATCTATTCAGCAAGGTGTTCAGTTATCATTCAGATGTAGTGGGATGGGACTTTGGTGACAAGTACTGGATACCATCTGACGAAGAACCCTTTGCGGAGTGTTGGGTTGACCCATCCAAGACAAAGAGTCAATTGACCCAAGACTATGTGGTTGCAAATGTTAGTGTACCATTTGTCTATGATGGCGTCAAGCAAATTCCTCAAATACAAGAAGTTGTTTACGAAGCACAAGATGCGGGTTATGAAGTGAAGGTCTGTATCGTAACAAGAGACCGAACCATTAACGAAGAACAACAACTCAGAGTTCGTAAGGAAGTAACCCTACCAACCGCCTTGCAGTACTACTACAACCTAGATGCGACTATAGAATTTATATCACACGAATCACTCTACCTTTATGGTGGTGCATATCTGAAATGGTTAGGTAAAGTTCTTGACTTTCCGATTGCCTATAGTGACGAACGAATATTGAAAGACATCAAAGAGAACCAGAATGCAAAGTACGTGAAACACGTAGAGGAACACTGGTTGGATGAACATGTATGGAATGGGATAAGACCAAAAAATGAAAGGTAAGTATTTATTAATGACAGGAGCGCCAGGCAGTAGATGGTCTGGGGTTGCAAATAACATTCACGTATCTAGTAGTTTTGACCAGACTGATTGCACTGAAGAGAGGTCATTCTCTCATCATAATGGATTAGTACATGGCGGTGCATATTTTGACCCCATGATGGAGTTTCCGTTTCGAAAAGAAGAATGGGACTTGCCTTTTTCTGGTGAAGGTGTTAGACTAATAAAGTCACACACATTAGCTACATCTCTACTTTACTATGTTGACCATCCTATTGTTATGGTATTGAGAAATGATTATGAGTGTTGGACATGGTGGAACGAGTGTGGTGGTTTTGATATCCCCTATCCCAACTATGCATGGTACAAAAATCAAGACAATATGTTTGCTCAGATTACGTTGCAAAATATGTCTATAAATTCTTTCATATATAACCATAGAGATAAAGTAACTAAATGTGAAAGTAATCTTGAAGTACTAAAAAAATTAGGATTAGACTCTAACGTGACAAAAGATAATTATAGTAAAAAAGATGTGAGTGTATATGTCTACCAACCTTAATCCACATATGGATTTTTTAAAAGATTACTTTACATACGACTGGCCAAGTTCACGTACTGCGGGACTTGATAGATATTACTGGACGGGGTTTAAATTAATTGAAGAAATCAGAGAAGGGGAATCAGTTCTGGATGTTGGTTGTGGTCTCAATCCTCTTAAGCGTCATATTACCAATCTTCATGGAATTGATATCACAGACATAGGTTCCGATGAACAGGTTGCAATTGAAGACTACCATACAGATGAGAAGTTTGATGTTGCGTTTGCACTGGGTAGTATCAACTTTGGTGATTGGGAACTAATCCAACAACAGACTAAGTCAATGTGTAATGCATTGAAACAGAAGTCACGTATCTATTGGAGATGTAATCCCGCACACCGTGACCATGGTAATGATAAGGTACAGGATGTGCCTTTTTGGCACTGGACACTAGACCACCACTTGTTGTTATCAAAACAAAACGGGTTTGAGGTGACTGAGTTTATGCAAGACCTTAATCGATATTATGTGAAATGGGAAAGAACATGATGGGGAAAAAAATATTTATTCATATCCCCAAGAACGGAGGAATGACCATAAGGAGAAATCCCGAACTGTCAAGTAAGGTGTTTCTGGCACAGCCAAAGAACCATATCAATCCTGAGTATACCCAAGGTCTTGTTTCTAAAATGAAACAGACTAAAGACCATGAGGGTTATGAACATGCTCGTTGGAGAGACTGGAAGGTAGAACTACGAAATGAAGTTCCTGCTTTTGCCTTCGTTCGTAATCCTTGGGACAGGGTTGTGTCTCGTTACTTTTTCGCAAAGAAAGTTATTGAAATAGAAGAGAACTCTGACCACTACGGTGAGACTGATTACTGTGACTGTTCATCCTTCGAAGCTTTTCTAGAGGAAAGACATAAGTGGGGAAACGAAGAATATATGTGGCATCGTGCAGTTCGTGGTTGGTATAATGCATTTGATTATGTCGAGAACGGAAATGGTAAAGTCGTTTGTGATATACTTCGATTTGAAAACTATAATGAAGATATTAAACTGTATCTTGGAACTCTGACTAACCCACCACCACGTAATGTGACTGCGGTAAACAAGGGTTCTTATCAAGATATATACACTAAAGAGACTATACAGATTATTGCAGACTGGTATAAAAAAGATATAGACTATTGGGGTTTTGATTTTGATACAGGTGCAACCAAAAACATTTGGAATGGATAAGGTTATATTCATACATATTCCTAAGAATGGAGGAATGACTATACAACACAACGGTGTGTTTAAAGATAAAGTTCATATCCATTTATGGAAAAAAGAACATCGTCATTGGCGATATCTTGATATGAAAGACGATATATTAAAAAAGTATAAAACTTTTGCTATAGTAAGAAACCCTTGGTCAAGAATTGTATCTCGTTATATGTGGTCAAAACTTGATTGGCCAAAAGAATATCCAAAATTTACTTCGTTTGAAGATTTTATTGAACAACGAAATGAATTTCCAACCGAGGATTTTTATATGTGCCCTATTCGTAGTTGGTTAACTCAATACGATTATGTTGTTGAAGAAGACGAAAAAATTAATAGTAACATTCTTCGTTTTGAAAACTATGATGAGGACATAAATTTATATTTTAATTTAAAACATAATGTGACACCTAGTAATGTTACAGGATACGATATATCTTACAGGGATATATACACTAAAGAAACTATACAGATTGTAGCCGATTGGTATCAAAAGGACATTGACCATTGGGGATTTGACTTTGATACAGGTGCAACGAGGAACTATTGGAATGCTTAAACAATTATTTGACAAATACAAGTGCGATAAGGGCACAGAGAAACATCATTACTATAAAGAGTATGAACCATACATGGAGTCTGTAAGAGAAGAACCTATCAATCTTCTTGAGATTGGTACGTTTAAGGCAGCTTCTACTCGTGCATTTCATGAATACTTTCCTAACGGAACAATTTACACTATTGATATCTTTACTCGCACCAATCCCAAAGACCTAGATATTCTGAGTGAAGAACGTGTCAAGTGGTTAAAAGCAGATTCTATGGACGCATCTCTTGGTACGAAAATGAGGAATGCGTGGGGTGATGTCGAGTTTGATTTTATTATCGATGATGGCGCTCACTGGCCCGAAGCTAATCGACTGACCTTTGAGAACTGTATCCCGTTCCTAAAAGATGATGGAACATACTTTATCGAAGATATATGGCCTATGCATCGTATGAGTCAAGCAGAGTTACAACACCCTTGGATTCAGAATAGATTAGACCTGTATGACATGTTGAAACATAACCGTCTTATGACTAAACTCTCAGAATATAGTCACAAGACATACGATAGACGCAAGGAAACTAAGTGTGGTGACACTTATATTATAGCGGTAAATAAATGATAAAGACAATTCTATTTGACCTAGACGGTGTTCTGGTCAGTACTAAGAAAATACATTTCGATGCTTTGAATGAAGCGTTGGATAAGTTTGGTTATCCACAAATAACAGTAAAGGAACATCTATCTAAGTATGACGGTCTGACTACAGAAGATAAGTTGGAAAGGCTGGGTGTATCGAAGGACGTGATTGATAAACTTCAAATACACAAACAATCTGTCACTTACTACAAAATGAACACTATCAAACCGAACAAGGACATTACTGAAGTCTTTGGTAAACTTAAAGAACTTGGATTTACTATTGGTATCTGTTCTAATGCTATCGGTAAGACTGTACAAAAATGCGTAGAGATGTTACAACTTGATGAGTATGTGGATGTTGTTCTGAGTAGTTACGATGTTACCAACCCAAAACCACACCCTGAGATTTGGTGGAATGCAATGATAGGTTTGGGTGTACATCCTTCTGAGTGTATCATCATCGAAGATTCTCCGACAGGATTGATGTCTGCATATTCTAGTGGTGTACCTGAACATCAAATTCTACGAGTTAGTTCTCCCGAAGATGTTACTCTAAGTTTGGTTGATAGAATTCAAAATGGCAAAAATACGACACTTAAATGGGTTGACCCAAAGATGAACGTATTGATTCCTATGGCGGGTGCGGGTAGTCGATTTGCAAAAGCTGGATATAGTTTTCCCAAACCTTTGATTGATGTCAATGGTAAACCAATGATTCAGACTGTGGTCGAGAACCTTGGTATTGATGCAAACTATATCTTTATTGTACAGAAGGAACACCGAGAAAAGTATAACTTAGACTCTATGTTAAATTTGATTGCACCAAACTGTAGAATCATTGAAGTAGATGGTGTTACCGAAGGTGCAGCTTGCACGACATTACTTGCAGAAGAGTATATTGCCAATGAACAACCACTGATTATTGCAAACTCTGACCAATGGGTAGATTGGAATCCAATTGAGTTTATGTATAAGATGCAAGAACTAAACGCAGATGGTGGTATTGTTACTTTTAAAGCAACACACCCTAAGTGGAGTTATGCAAAAGTTGATAATGATGGCATGGTAACCAAGGTTGCCGAAAAAGACCCAATCAGTGATAATGCGACTGTTGGTTTCTATTACTGGAAACGTGGTGAGGATTATGTTGAGTCTGCAAAAGATATGATTGCTATGCAGAAACGAGTGAACGGTGAGTTCTATGTGTGTCCTGTATTCAATCAGGCAATTCTAATGGGTAAGAAAATCTTTGCACATAATGTGAATGAGATGTGGGGACTTGGTACACCCGAAGACCTAGAGACATACTTACGTGGTTGCTAATGAAGATTGCATTGTGTCTATCGGGTAGATGGAATGAGTTTTGTGATTCAAAGTGGGTAGAACGTTCGAGGGAAATTCTTCCTCACGATAAGATGTTCACTGGTTTATGGAATGGTCAAAGTGCGGTGGATACCACCGTAGATTTCTATTTTGATGAACCCGAAAACAAATATCATCCTGTATTTGATACTGAAGCCTATCCTGATGATGCGTCTCGTTTAAGACGGGATATCTTTCCTAAACTACTTAAAAATGCCGAAGAGGGAGACACTAGTCATAGTCAGTTGAAACACGCACATGCATCTGCGAACTGGCACAAACAGATTCTCATACACAATGAGATGATGAAGTCAGTACCACAAGAATACGATATGATTATTCGTACACGATTTGATGTAATAGTATCTGACCAATTACCTTGGGATGATATTATCAAAGATGCATACGAAAGAATAATTCCGAAAGGATTCAATTGTATGAACTACTATGGCACTCATGACTTCAATAAACTTAAAGGTATGAGTAAGGAGACTACTTACTATATCAATGATGCGTTGATAATCCATCCAAGAGAGTGTTGGGATACGGACTTAGTGGATTCTCTATATAAGGATAAGAAGTTAAAAAGTGCAGAAGAGGGATGGTATCAAATACTATCCGAACCCTTTGGATTTTATCATGAGAGTTATCATGGTGGATGTTACCTATCAGAGAGATGGGAGTATGTGAGAGATGTTGATGAAAGCCTTCATAATTAGTATGATAAACAACCATGAGTCCACAGTTGCGACTCGTATGGTTATTGAATCTATTAAGAAAACTAAAAGTAAATTAGAACCAATTATTCTACCCGCAACTACGCCTATGACAATAGGTGACGGAATGGAGTCTTTGGAGATGTCTGGTATAGCTTGGACATATCCTTTGGACGAACACCAAGACGGTCTTGATATGAAAACAGGCCTGCGTCTTACTCATTACAAAACTGCGAACCATCCAAATCGAGTTGCGTGTATGATATCTCATATGAGATGTTGGCAGAAAGCAATCGACCTTGATGAGACCATTGTTGTACTGGAACATGATGCACTGTTTGCCAGACAATTAAAACCTAATGACTTGACAGAAGAGTGGAAAGGTGGTATAATAGGGCTTAATGACCCAAGAGGTGCAACTAGAAGGTCTCAAGAGTTTCATAGAAAAGTATCATCATTCGTTGGCCTACAACCAGTTCCTAGTGTAGATGACTGGGACGTACCCCAAGGTCTTGCGGGTAATTCCGCATATATGATATCACCCAAGGGTGCTAAGAAACTACTAGATAAGGTGAAAGATATCGGAATGTGGCCTAATGATGCATTGATGTGTAAACAGATGTTTCCGTGGTTACAGGTTGTGTATCCTTATTATACAACTATACAGAGGGGGTTGAAGTCAACCACAACACAATGAAAGCATTTGTAATTACAATTAAAGACAATCCACAATCATTAAAGGTTGCGGAACGTTGTATCGAATCTGGATGGAGACATGAACTTCAAATTAAAATGTTTGATGCCATTACTCCTAAAGATAATCCTGTAGAACTATTAAAGACAAGGGGTATTGACCCCGTACAATTTGATGAGAAGTATTCTCGTAACTTGAATTGTATTTCGGCATTCCTATCACACTACGCATTGTGGGAAGCCTGTTCCAAGGGTAACGAGAACTTTGTTATCTTTGAACATGATGCCGTGATGGTGGCACCACTACCATTTGTGTTTCCTAACTATGTGATGAATATGGGAAAACCATCTTACGGTAAGTGGAACACTCCACCAATGTTAGGGATTAATCCGTTAACAACTAAACGATATTTTCCTGGCGCTCATGCGTACATGGTGACTCCAGCTGGTGCAAGACTATTGGTGGAGAATGCGCCACTGTATGCAAAACCAACTGACGTTTATTTAAATCTGACCACATTCCCTTGGTTACAAGAGTGTTATCCTTTCGTTGCAGAAGCTAGAGATACTTTCACGACTATTCAAGTTGAAGAAGGTTGTAAAGCAAAACATAATTGGAAAGAAGGATATGAAATCATCGATGCGTGAAGTATTTTTAACAGGGTGTGACGTAAACACCGAATGGCAATTGCCGTGGTTTATTAAGAAGTATAGAGAACACAATACGACTCCAATTATTTGTGCTGACTTTGGTATGAGCAAGGACGGTCGTAAACTTGCAGAAGAACACTTTGATTTGGTTATTGGTATCATGAGTGAAGCACAAGGGTGGTTCAAGAAACCTCGTGCAATTCTGGACGCAACCAAACTAGATGATGTTGAAAAGGTTTGTTGGTTGGACACTGATTGTGAAGTTACCGATGACATCTCAACTATTTTTGATTTGACCGAAAAGGGTAAACTGGGTATGGTCAAAGACAGGCCTTGGTCTACTCGTAGAGATGAACTTGGAGAATGGTATAACTCTGGTGTAGTCGCAGTAGAAGGAACGCCTAATATCCTACGTGCGTGGGCAGACGAATGTATTCGCAATCCTGTACAGGGTGACCAAGAGGTTTTATATCTTATGATGGGTGGTGATGCCCTCAAGAAGTTATCATGCATTCAACCTATACCACACTCATATAACACTTTAAGATTAGACTACATAGATAACATACAAGTAAAGAATCCAAAGATTATCCATCACACGGGTAAGAAGGGTAATGAAGTAATAAGGAGTCAAATGAATGAATTATCTAATTGAAGCATTGGTTAAAAAACTAGAAGGTGAGATTGCGGTTGCACAAGCAAACATTACGGTGTACCAAAAGAATCCTGCTGGTATCGGAGAACACTCTGATATCGTAGAAGCGATTGAAGTGCAAATCGGTAAGATTGCAGAAGCAGAAGATAAACTCAATGTTTGTCTTGAACATTTTGGATTTGGAAAAAGGAATGCATGAATACAGAACAAAAGTAGTACGTGTCGTTGATGGTGATACCGTTGACGTTGACATCGATTTAGGTTTTGGTGTCTGGTTAAGAAAAGAACGTATTCGCTTACTTGGTATCGACACCCCCGAATCACGAACACGTGATAAAGTTGAAAAGAAATATGGATTGGCTGCAAAAGCATTCCTCAAGAAAGCTTTAGGAACAACCCCTATTCTTAAAACAACAAAGGATGGTAAGGGTAAGTTCGGACGTATCCTTGGTACATTTGTTGTTGAATATGACGATGGTAGTCGGATTGATATCAATCAATATTTGGTTGACAATTACCATGCAGTAGAGTATAATGGACAATCTAAAGAAATTATTAAAGACCAACATTTGGCAAATAGAGAATTAGTACAACTATGAAAGTATTACACAACAACGTCCTAGTGACACAAGCAGAAGTTGAAGAGAAAACCGCAGGTGGTATTATCCTATCGGGTGATGTCACGTCTGGTAATAAGCCAGCAATCGTTATCGCAGTTGGTGATACGGTTGAGGATATCAAACCCAAGAACAAAGTATTTCTTGACTGGAGTAAATCCATGCCAGTAGAGATTGATGGTTTGAAGTGTGCGGTAATAAACCAATTAGATATTAAGTTGATTGTAGAGTAAAACATGAGAGTTAATGTTCTAGGTAATGGTGACCATGCGGGAATCTTTAAGAGAGGAACGCCAGGCAAATTGTTGATTTGCAATATGCCCCCATTTGAAATTCCTCGTAGTGAAGTACACGCAACTTGTATGGTTGACTTCAAGATGATGAAGGCACTTCAAGAGGGTCGCATCAAACTGGACATGTATGATTGGGTATTGGGTCAAAGACCTAAAATCTGGATGGAACAGTCTGGAACATTCTATATGAAATACTCACATCTTATCAAGGGATTCTATACTCATATTCCCCCATATGCGGCAGGAAAGGGTGACCCCAAGATGGCTGCAACTAACTTCAATTGTGGCCACATGGCAGTCCATTATGCATGTGCAAAGATGAGGGCTACCGAGGTTCACATCTATGGGTTTGATAGTATTTTTGATATGAACCTAGAGAGTTTCACTGACCTACTTCTAGAGTCAGACCGCAGTACTGGTAACACTGTTAGACTCGCAAACAACTGGAGACCCATATGGACTAATATGTTTAAGGAGTTTCCTAATGTTGAGTTTAATCTATACCACTCTCATAATAACATCAAGATTCCTATTGGTGACAATGTAAAGATTCGTGCAAAAAGAACTTGACAATTTATATCAAGACTGATATAATTATTAAATGATTGGGAATACGACTTATGGTGAAACTGGATATCATACGAGTCTTCTAAACTTGGGTTCAAGGTTCGAGTCCTTGTAGGTCGGCCAATCAATCACTGCCTCCGTAGTTTAACGGATAAAACGATGCGCTACGAACGCATAACTCGTGGTTCGATTCCATGCGGGGGCGCCAAACTTAGGTTCTTTTCTTCTTTTCTCTTTCTTTCTTAATCCAAGATTTTGCTTTGGCATTCTCTGGTTCTTTATCTAAGAACTTCCGAACATCTTTGTATGCACGGAGAGTCTCTTTCTGGTAATCCTTACCTTCAGAGTTATCAACAATTAACATATTCTTTTTACCAAAGAAAGTCTGGAATGCACCAATGTTCTTTTGAACAGTCTTCCAGTAGTTTGTAACTTCCTTCTCACCAATAGTACGGTCACGTGCTTTATCACGTGCAATTGCAGTATCAAGGTCAGTGTTAACAAATATCATTGCGATATCATAACCCAAGTCTTTCATTGCCTTTGCTTGTTTCTTGACCTTATCAAAGTCTTTACCTGTACCATCAACCACAACACCAAGTCTACCCATAAGGTATAGTGCTTGTTTTTTACCTGTGAGCGCTTTTGCACGACCACGGATATCTTGACCTTGAACTGAGAAGATATTTTCAGGAGACATTTCCAGTCCTGCTTTCTTCATTGCAACTTCATAGGCATCGTCTGAGTTTATAACTTTCAAACCAAGTGCGGGAAGACCAGTCTTACCTACGATGAATGATTTACCAGACCCAGGCCCACCAGCAAGGAACACTGCTTTGAAAATAGCGGGGTCATCAACACCCTCTGTTATAAACTTTTTAAACTTAATCATTAGTATACCTTGAATTCTTTTCTGATTACTTCGGACAGTCTTTGTAGGATAACGTCTAGGTTACCTATAGACTCTTCGTTTTCTTGTAAATGCGACATAGTATGTATGGTATTATTTATATGTTCTGATATCTCAGACATATCTTTTGTGTCACCCGTAATTCTGAGTTGAGTTGCAGGTAAAGGTGTACCGTCAATGACTGATTGGGCTAGGTCTCCACCATCATGACGAGTTTCGTACAAGTCGATTAGGTCAAACCCGATTGTACAAACTGGAGAGAAATCCGTCTTTATATCGTTTGCTTCAAAAGTCTCGTCCGAATTCATCGGAATGCCTGCTAAGAAGACTGCGTCAAATTTTATGTCATCTGGAACGTCAACCATATAGGTACTATCTCCCATGACATATGGTTTGTTCGCAGCAATTCGATTTACATTGAAATGTCTCATTAAACTTCGTGCGAAACTTTGATGTGTTTCTGAATATGCGACATATACGTTGGTCGATACCGAAAAGTGTTTATTAATTATAGGCCAAATATTACTCTGTACGTTAGGCATAATTCTATCAACAGTATTGTCCCATAGACTTGGGTAGTTACTGTCTCTAAACGAAGGCACTACCAAAACATTATTGTATCTTAATCGCACAATAATATTGTTTATAATAATAGACCACATTATCATCGCATTGATACTGTCTTGTTCTACAGTATAATCATAGGTGGGGTCAGATGCCATGAAATCTTGTATCTTTTTCCATAGACTTCCATAACTATTTTCGTCAAGTAACAATGCTCTTGTTTTACTATCGGTCTTTTCGATGAAGACATCGTATAAATTATTCATTAGTACACCTTATAATATTCATTCACGTTTTCGAGATTCAATGCAAGTCTATAAAACAATAGTTGTTGTCTCAGGTTTTTCATATAACCAGCACTAGTTACAAGACGAGTTGTTTTATCATAAACTTTTGTTGGAGTGTTTACACACTCAATGACTCTTTCTATGTGGTCTTCTAAATTGTCTGCACCACCCTTGAGGTCTCTTAAATCGTTACGATAGATATCAATTAGGTCAAAAGTAGATGTACAATATCTTGCGAATTTCTTTTTAACATCCGAAGCTTTGAAACTACCTTTCTTGAATGATTCTGAACCAAGAAGAACTACTACATCAAATTTCTCGTCAGTCTTAATTTTAAAATCACCATCAACTCTGAAATGACCATCAACATCTATGGTATCAACTCCAAACTTCTCATAGATTGGTTTGAAGAAATTAGTACCACCTTTGGTTGAAGTGACCGTCATCTTACCGTCACTTTCGTTAAACTTATGAACAATAGGTAAGAAATGGTCACCCGCACTTTTAACCGCTCTGTAGTTACGGTCTCTCAATCGGTCATACACCGAGTCTTCGAATGAAGTCACCACAAGGATGTTACTGTATCCACCGCAACACAATAGTGCATCAACGATACTTGCGTCAGTGATAAGTGTTGTGAAGTCAGTTACAGTTATACGCTTATTGTTAAAACGATTAAAGTCGCCCAACATACTTATCAATCTTTCTTTCGCATCAAGATTAATGATGTTACTTTGCTTGCCATTCTTGGGTTGAGTGCGGTATAATAACATTACTTTGTACCCTGATAAATTGTCTGTATATGGTCTTCAAACTGTTCAATCTTCTCAAGACGGTTAGGCCACAAGATATATTCCTTTTCGGGGTTTTGTTTGAGATTGTTCAATAGGGGTTGAACCGCATTGTACAGTTTGTCCAGTTTATCTTGGGTTTCGGACACAGAAGTAGACACGTTGGCGACTTGGGACTGTGCTTGTTGCACTGCCTCCAGTTCGTTCTCGTCTACAAGGGTAAACCCAAAATCGAATAGTTCGTTACTCATAGTTCTATTTATACCTCATTTAAATTAAATAACGCTTGACAAAGCATGTTTATTCATGTATAGTGTATTTATATAGTAAGGAGATGAAGATGCAAACCTTTCACGGTTCAATGAAGTATGATATTCATGGTCGCAAACGTAAGACCAATGCATGGAAAAAGACCCCCAAACATAACCCCGAATTTAAACCTCTTGAAAGTTACTCTATAGGTAATGGTGAAGACCATCGTAAGAAGTACCCGTCAGCTAGTGAAATGGGCTATGTCCCACAAAAAGACAACTCTTACAAACTAGAAGAGTCCAAGAAGTTTACTGTCGCACCCGCATACAATAAAGGTGCATACCAAGTCATCCCCCGTGGTGATGTTAAACATATAGGAAAATGATTATGGAAACTCCCTTATTAAACCCCGATACTCGCACTAAATTTGAGGTGTTTGCTCGTGATATGTTTCTAGAAAATTGTTCAGAACGTGATACGTTCAAAGAACCATTGTTGACATATGACGAATATGTCGAAAAAAACATGAAGTTTTTGCTTGACAAATTCAGAGAACTCTGATATAATACTTGTATTGATAATGAGAAAGAGGTGTATGTATGATTACTTTTGCAACACAAGAACGGATTGACGTTCTAAAAGAAAAATTTGATGAGTTGACCGAAGGTATGGATAATTGGAAGATGCCTATTGATACGGTAGTTCCAATCCGTGAACTGGATGATTATCGTGACGCATGTGAGTGGTTTACTGGTTCCAAACTTTATGTTGTCAAACAAGTGAATGAACCAAACTTTGGAGACATGCGTGTAAAAGCGAAGGGTTATTATAATGCAATCGGAAGTTAGAGAAATGAAGGGTGGGTGTATGGTCGAGAAATTCGACATGCCTGGAGTAGACGGTTACCAACTCGTTTATAAATTTGATAATGATTATGGCGCATCTGTAGTCAAACACAACTTCTCTTACGGCGGTGAGAAAGGCCTGTATGAACTTGAAGTGCTTGACAAAGATGGTGGGTTATGTTATGATACACCTATAACTGAAGATGTAATTGGGCGTCTTACAATGGGTGAAGTCGATAAATTACTTGTGGAGATATCACACCTATGAATATATTTCACTTAGACAATGACCCTAAGATTGCCGCAGAGATGATGTGTGACAAACACGTGGTCAAGATGGTCACTGAGTACGGTCAGATGTTGTCTACCGCACATCGTGTACTAGATGGTGAGTTGTATACCGACAAGACCAAGAATGGTCGTAACATCAAACGGTGGAGACTGAGGGGGGCTGCACAAGAACGTGACTTGTACAAAGCATCACATGTCAATCACCCATCTAACATCTGGACACGTGAGAACGATAAGAACTACCGATGGTTGTTCAAACACTTCCAAGCAACCGCAAAGGAGTATGAGAAACGATACGAACGTGTTCATGCTACCTACGATAAGTTAGGTGGTTATCTGTGGTTTGCGCCACGCAACATTAAACAAGTCGTAAGACTAACAAGATTCGCACAAGCAATGCCTGAGTATTGCAAACGTGAAGACCCAGTAGAAGCATACCGTTTCTACTATATAAATGAGAAGGTAGAATTCGCAAAGTGGAAGAACGTTGAGACACCTCAATGGTTTTCTGAAGGAGTCGCTTAATGACTATGCCCGATGAACGGTATCATGCCCTCAAGAGAACTGCAACCTTTCTAAAAGAATTGCAGAACCCTAGAGGTATATACAAAAGAGATAACATGACTGAGATACGTAAGATGGCATCAAGTTGCCTTCGACACTACCCTTGGGATATGTATCTAGAAGACCTTGCGGAAATTGCCCCTCATATATTGGAAAATAAAGAGACCCTTAATAATGGAGAATGAAATGACTTATGAAGAAATCGTTAACACCTTACGTGAAGGTGTCGTGAACTTGTCTTTTACAAAAGTAAAGGACGGTGGAGTTCGTGAAATGAGAGCAACCTTGGTATCTGATATGATTCCAACGGACAAAATGCCTAAGACCGATGCAAACGCAAACACTGAAAAGAATCAACTTGCAGTGCGTGTATTTGATTTGGATATTAATGACTGGCGTTCATTCCGTGTAGATTCGCTCTTGACTTTTAGTGCAGTATAAGTTATACTATATAATATATGGTCAAGAAACTAACACCACAAGAGAAAGCAAAAGCAACTAGAGAAGCCAAGAAACAGGCGAGTCTAGATGCTCTTGGTTTCGAACGTAAGAAAGTGAAACGTACACGTAAACCTATGTCTCCTGAACAGAAGGCAGCGGCAGTCGAACGTCTTGCTAAAGCACGTGAAGCTAGGGGTGCAGACGGTAGTAAGTCTGTCCACAAGGACATTAGAGATTTACCCGAAGACCATTTCCTGCATTGGAAGAAAGTTAAACAATGGTTGAAATCCAACCAAGATGAACTGAAAGCAATGAGGTCGTACAAGACCTCTAAGGTTTCTAAGGAGCGAGCAGAATACCAAGACCTAGAAACATATGTCTCAAATATGAAAAAGTATTTGGCTAATGGTATATGGATGGACTTTCGCTATGGTGAGAAAAGGGAATCTAGAATTCAAAAAGTGTGTGTTGCAATGGCATACCATGATGACGGAACACCAAAACGTCAATACAATACATGGTATCCTGATATCGCACAAGTCTGGACTCCTGAACTTGAAGAAGAGTTTGCAAAAGATGAAGAATATGTAAGTTCCTTCAAGGTAAATATTCGTACAAACGAAGAGGTCGATGATGGCGAAAGTTGATATGATTATGGGTGGGGTAGATTCTTCGGAAGAAGAGTCCAACTTCATGAACAAAAAGAAATTTACCCGTATGGTTGAAGATACGGTTAGAACAAAATCTATGTCTTACATGGATACGGTTGTTTATCTCTGTGATGAAAACAATCTAGAAATTGAGGATGTGAAGAAATATATCACAGTCTCGATAAAAGAGAAAATTGAGTTGGAAGCAATGAAACTTAACTTTCTCACCAAGGGTGAAGCTCTCCCTATTGATAAATAAAAGAGTTGACAAAACCTTTTGATTATGATACAATGAATACTCAAAATACTACTAATACGCAAATATACGGAGAATACAATGTCTTTTGCAAATCTAAAAAATAATCGGACTGATGTGTCCAAACTCGCTAATGCCGCCTCAGAAATGTCTGGTGGTAAGCAAACCAATAACAAATACGAAGATACTCGTTTCTGGAAACCTACTGTAGATGACAGTGGTAACGGTTACGCAGTTGTTCGTTTCCTTCCTGCCGCAGAAGGTCAAGAACTACCTTGGGTACGTTACTTTGACCATTTCTTTAAAGGCCCTACTGGTCAATGGTATGTTGAGAAGTCTCTGACTACTCTAGGTAACAATGACCCAGTGAGTGAATATAACTCACGTCTCTGGAATTCTGGCATTGAGGAAGACAAAGAGACTGCACGTAAACAGAAGCGTAGACTTCACTATGTTGCAAACATCATGGTCTTGAGTGACCCATCTAATCCTGCAAACGAAGGTAAAGTATTCCTTTACGACTTCGGTAAGAAAATCTTTGATAAGGTTATGGATAAGATGCAACCTGAGTTCCCAGGCGAAGAACCAATCAACCCGTTTGATTTCTGGTCTGGTGCTGACTTTCAGTTGAAGATTCGTAACGTTGCTGGTTACAGAAACTATGATAAGTCTGAGTTTAAATCAGCTGCTCCACTATTGGAAGCGGATGAGACTAAACTAGAAGCAACTTATAATCAGTTACATGATGTGTCTGAGTTTGTTGCACAGTCTTCATACAAGTCTTATGATGAACTCAAGCAACGTCTTGAAGTTGTTCTTGGTCAATCGACTGGTCAAGGTTCTACGGTGAAGAATGATTCTTTGACACAAACTGCGGAAGTGGTTAGTTCAAAGGAACAAGAACCGCAAGTTATTGCGTCTGCACCTGAACCAAGAATCACCGCATCTACGGATGAGGATGATACGTTGTCATACTTTGCTAAGTTGGCTGCTGAGGACTAAAAGAATCCTTGCCTTAGGATAAACCGTTATGGTTATAGGGTCTCTTCGGAGACCCTTTTTTTATGCTACTCGGTCTAGTTGGTCTACCGCTGGAGTCGGGTCAGACACTAAGGAGTTGTTTGTTGTATTAGAGGTTGTTGACCTACTTGAGGCATCAACAACAGCAGTAGATGAGGCACTAGACTGTTGTTTCAGTTCTGCGTTCTGGCTAGACTGATTATTAACTTCT